AACAGTATCCTGCACATCAATAGTTAAAGCGTTCTCATAATACCAGCGGTCTTTCAACTTAAACTCCTCATATCCGCCTGTGCCGTCCTTAATAGCGCTATATGCCGTCACCTTACGTCTGGTCATGTTCTCATGGTTTCTCGGACATGACTGCACTGTGAATCTGCCGAGGGGAACAGAACCCTCCTTGGTGTAGACGTCCTCATATGTGGCATAGGGAAGTTGTTCATTGCCGAACCAAAAATACTCGTAAGTTTCCGTAAAACCATACCAACCTGCAAAAACAAGTTCATCGTTTTCATTTTTGATATAACGAGGTTGTCCATAACTATCTAATTCTTTAAGTTGCAAAATTATATCTTCCGTAGGAATTATCTTGGTTACTGTTTCATTATTTAATGAAATTCTTGCAAAATTACCAGGGTTCAACTTATTTCCAATACCCGGGATCACTAACGGTTGAGAATATGAGTGTTCCGAACAATATATAATAAGATCGTCTATATATTCTTGCGGATACCCTCCTTCATCATATAATCGTTGATATGTATAATACTGTTCTCCGATTATTTCGGTTCCTTCTTCTGCGTTGACATAGATATCTTTCCCTACCATCTCATGGCTGTACACATTATATGCGCACTCTATCTCTCGCCCTATGATGTTCTCAACACCCACTGTCTGAAAATTGATTCTGTTTGCCTCAGTAAGCCCGAATTTAAGATATCTTTTTGAACATATAGATTCCTCAAAGTTCACAGAATTATCTTCAACTTCATCCTCTGTCAGATCAGCCCGTTCTCCGTTCGGAAAATGTACCACAAAACTTATTTTTTTATTGTCTTTGACCAGTTCTTCCTTCACTCTATCCGATACGTCAACCATTATATTTCCTCCACTGTCAATGTCACATCTGCCCACAATCTGCTATTTATAGAATCTTTAAGCACTTTTGCTTTTTTCGTAACAAACGCCCGGAAAGATTGATCTGCATTTTTATTTGACACGTACGCGCAGATATCCATATACAGGTAATCCTGATTAAGACTTTGCCTAAAGTTACTCAAAAACGATTGGTACTGTTGCTCAGTGACAAATTCTAAATGTACCGAACCTTTGCAGCGCGATCTCTCATATTCCCGGTGTTTGCGTTTCCCGATATCTTTCCACTCTTCGTATTCGTCTTCACTGTCCATCTGGTAGGATCCCCAGTTGACATGTTCGCTATAATCAACATTTCCGATACAAAAAATCATGTAAGCCTCCTTAGTCTGCGAGCGGATTATATCCCTTCAGATCTATCTGCCGATCATTTTCACTTTTTACCAGCCTAAACACACCAGCTGCGTCACCCTGCAATACTATGTTTTGTCTGGCCACCGCCAATCTTGTTATGGATGTAGTAAGCTCCTCCATTTTTTCAGACAATTCATATAGCATGGACTGCTCAGACGTTGTCCCTGCAGGTACCGCCATATGCATTTGCTTCTCAGCTTTTTTGAGCGTATTATTCAACATGCCATCCATCGTCTGATCAATGATAGGCATGTTCTTAACGACTCCCCTTGCTATTCCCGGTGGAATCCATTGTCCGATCTCATCCTCCATTAATTTGGACGGACTCCCGATTTTGAAAAAATCCTTGAAAGTCTGAAGCATTTCCTTGGCAACGTCTTTAATCGCATCATTGATTACACCGACACCCGATATGATTCCGTTAGCAATGCCTTTCAATAGATCTTTGCCAAGTTGTAACCAGTCCGTTTCAAGCATTTTATCCTTGAACGACTTAAACAGTTTTGCACCTGCTTCCAATAGTTTTGGAATTGCATCAATAATACCCTGCCGAAGATTAGTCACTATATTTAGTCCCGTCTTGATCAACTGAGGAAGTGCCCTGATCAGACCTGCAACCAAATTTGCCACCATCTCAATTCCGGACTGTATCAACTGCGGAAGATTCTGCGCGATCGTTGATAACAAAGAAGCAAGCATTTCAGCAGCACGTTCTAACAACCCGGGCACACTTTCAGCAAACCCTGATATGATTCCTCCAAGCAGATTTTTCCCCGCCTCCAGCATATCAGGGATGTGCTCTGCAATACTGGTCACCAGCGACCATATTACTGTAGCCAAACTCTCTATGATTGCCGGCAGTCCTTCTATGATTCCTGACATCAGACTCGTTACAAAATTAAATCCCCACTCCAACAAAACAGGGATAATTTCATCCAATCGTTCTATCAATCCTGCAAGTATTTCCCCAAAACTGCTTATCAGTCCCGGCAAACTCTGTATGATCGTGTTGACCAGCTCCAGAACTATATTTCCCAGACTCTCGAGCAAACCAGGCAGAGCATCTGCTATTGCGTCTATAAATTCAAACAGACTGTCACTCAGCGTTTTGAGTAGTGACGGGAGATTCGACATGAATTCCCGCAATTTGCCATTGACAATCTCTCCTAATCCATCCAATAGCCCCGGAAGCTCTGCTCCTGCCTTCTGTACCATCTGAGTCAGAAAATCCATCCCCCCCAAATTCAGACCGGATTTACTCAATGCCCCTTTAAGACTTTGTATAATAGAGGACGCCGTTTTTTTCCAGTCCGCCGATATAAGTGCCTTACCCAATGCCACCAGTAATGATCCCGCAGCTTCTACGATTGCAGGAATAGCCTCTGCAAGCCCTGTCACCAGATTTGTCGCTATCTCAATTCCGGAATTCACTATGCCGTCAGCATTATCCGCGATCCGGTTAAACACTTCCGTGATCAGGGTCGGAATCTCTCCCAATATATTTCCGAGCGCAGGGACAAGATTTCCGCCCACAAAAGTGATCGCGGAATCGATCAATGCCCCCAAAGCATCCTTGGCGCCCTTAATTCCATTTTCTCCAAGTGCAAGGTTAGCCAAAAGATCCTTAGCTGCCGATTTCATCATGCCAAGTGATCCCTGCAAAGTGCTTGCCGCTTCTTTCGCGGTCGTTCCGGTGATTCCGAGATTGTCCTGAATCACCTTTATTGCGGTGCCCATGTCCGCAAGGTTGTCCATCTCATAATGCACACCGGACAGTTTTTCCGCATCCGCCAGCAATCGCTCCATTTCAGACTTGGTACCGCCATATCCCAACTTCAAGTTGTCCAGCATGGTATAATTCTGCTTAGCGAAGCCTTGATATGCGTTTGTGATGCTTTCAAGCGGAGTTCCCATCTTATTGGCATTGTCTGCCATATCTTTCATCATCTGATTCGCCGCATCGGACATAGCTTCCATATCCGCAGCATCACCGCCCATACTGGCTTTCAAACTTGCAGAAAAACTCGTGACATTCTGCATATATTCATTGGCCGACATACCAACGTCTTTGTATGCGTTATTGGCATACGCCTTCATCTTATCTGCTGCGGAGCCGAACAATGTCCCAATTCCCCCGATGGACTGCTCAAGTTCTCCGCCTTCCGTTATACTCTGCTTAATAATCGCTCCAATGCCTGCTGCCGCAACGATTCCTTTGATGGAGCTGATCAGGCTATTTCCCGCAGACATTCCTGCAGCTTTTCCCGCGCTATCTGCCTCCGGACTCAATATTTTCCCAAGCGATCCCTTAATTCCTTTGGCAGATGGTACAATCTGCACATATCCCTTCGCCAGTTCTGTTGCCATGTTTCTCACTCCTCATACTTAGCCAGTGCTGCCTTTAATTCCTCCGGAGAATCAAAAGCAACAATTCCATTGGATTTTTCTATATCCTCGCCCATAAATAAATTAAGCAGCGGCTGTGGTCTGTTGATGTTCTGCTCTGCGTCCTTGGTTTTGCTCCATAGCAATGTTCTCAGTGTGTCGGCCACAATGCTCTGCAGCACTATATCAAGTGGATAATTTAACCCGTGTGCCCTCGTTTTGATACGACTTGTTTCCGGTAAACCTGCAGAAAAAATCGCCACCACAGAGAGTGGTAGCGATTTATAATCATATATTTGATATGTTTCCGCCAAGTCGCAGATCAGCGCATCTTCATCCAGTTCTATCATACAGACGAGGTTGATCAGTTTTTTACTTTTCCGCCGGCATTAGAGAAAATGTCCTTCATTTCCTCTATCATCAGAGAAAGCTTAACCTTGCCTGATTCATTGCGAACATGTTCAACCAATGCCTTCTTCTGATCTGATCCAAGCACACGTTCCACAACGCTAAACAGCTCGCCTACCTCACCCTTATCAACCGCAACTAATGATTCCAAAAGCTCGTAGTCGTCTGCTATATCTTCGCTGATCTGAAATTCAAATCCACTCTTGGTTTTTCCCTTGATTACTTTTGCTTTCATTGTATCCCTCCTTAAGGATTGGTCGATTCGGCAGAGGTTTCCTCGCCTTTGATATACTCATAGTGCGTCTGGCCTTCATCATCCGGAAGGGCAGACATTGTCACTGCGTAACCCACAAGATCAGAATCCTTATATGTAATCTCTCCAATCTCTGTAATTTTGGCGGCCGGTAACACAATTCGTTTTTTCGCTTTATTGAGCACCATGTCGATTACCCACGCATATTCTGTCCGGTCTTTGGAATTTACTTTAACCGTGATGCCCGTCTCCAGGGTACCGGTCACATTATCATCACCAAATACGGCTTTCAAAACCTCTACATTGAGAGGCTCGATAAAAGTAATTTTGACCTTATCGGAAGAGTCCGTCAGTGATTCAAACACCACCGTCCCGCCCCATGCCTTTTTACTTTCGCTGGTAATAGCGTAAGCATTTACGACTCCATCCTCCGAGGCATATCCCATATCCTTAAACGCACTATTCAGGGTAGATACTGCATCTGTGGGAAGCGTGGTTCCCTTGGGTGCTCTGTAAATTGCCCCTCCGAATTTAGGTTTGCCTGTTGCTACATTTGACTGATCCGGCATTCTCATTTCCTCCTTATTCTTCATAAAATACAATGTCAAAAACCGCCTGGTAGCGGTATCTCTTGGTTTCCGGGTCTGTAAAATTATAGCTTGCGTTCAGCTGACATTTGCTTATCTGATCCAACATTGCTATGTCTTTCATGACCCTCTTTACCTGTTCGTTCAGTGCCGATGCTTCATACAAGGATCCCGCATAAGATTGTATTGCGATCGTTGCATCTCCGATGTGATCCCTTCCGCCCTCTCCGGTTTTTTCGATAACTACATAACTTACCGGAGGAGACTTAGGCTCTTCCATCACAACCGGAATTTTCATTCTTGCTTTGAGATAATCCTGCACCGTTTTCTCAATCATTGCTTCGAGCTCCTCTCCGTACTGCCTTAAGTATAGTATTCTTCTTAAGGTTTTCTTTCCTGGCTGCTTTGGTTTCGGCATAAACCATCGAATTGACTCGATTCGGTCCCTTATGGGAATCTATTGCATATCCCTTCCCTAACTGTGCCAGTGCATTCTGTGCTATCTCATCAGTCATCGCCTGCATCTGTGGCGACCGCAACAGTTCTCTGACTCCCTCTGTGTTCAGTTCAATCTCAATCTTGTTGCTCATACCGTGTCACCTGCACCTTCTTATCCCAGTCAAGCGGGATATTCTCCGTCATTCCCTGCATCAAGATACCAACCGTTTTCCATCTGCGCCCGAAGAATTCTACGACCGTGTCTTCCCAGTCGTGAGAGTCTCCCTTGGGAATCGCCAACACGTAATGTGCCTTTTTCCCAAAAAGATTTAACGTGTTGACGATTTCTTCGCTTGTAGGCTCTCCAACCAGAACATTGTCAACATATTCCGCCTGCTCCTCATATACCGGCTGGTCAAACGGATCCCTGCTGACCTCCACTTGCTTAATCAGTTTCACCGTCATCCCTTTTATTATAGCCATATATTTCCAATGCTCCTATTCTCTGTCTGCGCAGGCCAAGTCTTGCCAGCTCACTTTTCTTGATGAAAAGACCGCCACCCGGTACCAGATAGGATCCGCTTACTGAAAATCCCATACCTGACTGGGCAAACTGTGTCGTCGGCTCCGTGTTGGTAGAAGTCATTAGCATTCGCGCCACCACATCTACCGTCACAGATTTGGCTACACTGGCCAATGCCGGTTTTTCTTCAATCATCTGATCCAGATTACGTCCAACCTTGTCTGCTTCGATTCGCAAACTGTCTGATACGATCGGAAGTAATGCCTCCGCTCTCGTCTCGTCATCGGCAGTCATTGCTCGCCACAGTGCCCTGATGTCCTCGATTGTTGCAAAATCAGACATATAATCAATCCTTTCTGGCTTTGATCACTGCCCCGCCCTGCTGTGCCACGGCACCGGTATCAGGAAGTTGCACCGGTGCAACTTTCGCATTTTGTGTAACCTCGTGTTCCTGAATCATCTGCTTCAGGGCGTCCGCTGACTTTCCGAAGCTGTTAATCCCGTATTTCTTTGCTTTCTCGCGAAGTTCAGCAATGGTAGGTTCTTTTGCCTCCACGGTTTCAGCAGCCTTTAACTCTACTGAAATATTTCCGGTTATTTCCTTCCACGGACCGGCTGTGATCTCGCCTTTAACCTCAATGATCATACCTGTGTACTCGTTTTTGTATCTTTTCATCATTTCACCTCCAATTTTGCCTCCATCATCCGGGATTCTGACTCTGCGTAGCTACCTTAATCCGGGCAAAAGCTGATCCACACAGGATACCCCAGCCAATATACGTCTCAGATCTTAAGTAAACCTGGTTATAATGCTTCAGATCCTTGCCAATTCCGTCCGGATCACCATAAGGGATCACCTCAAAAGGCACTTCCTTTGCATATCCCCATTTGAACGCGTTCTGGAAGTCACCAACATACGCTCTGCCTGCATTATCGAAGCCAACTGTGCTGTTCACATCGCATGTATGGCCGGCAAAGCTGTTGGGCACACCACCAAACTTGAATTCCGGATACTGGGACATGTTGTTTACTTTGATAGCCGCCATTGCGTTTCCAAACTCCCTGGAAAAAGCAAAACCATTGGGATCAAAGTCACCTAATGCCGCGATGGCTGCCTCCAGGTTCGCTTCCGGATCCGAAGCATCAAATGTGATCTGGGAGACATCAGCGTGTGTATCAAAGCTGTTGGTCCCGATCAATGTTGCTGCGGCAGTCTTAGTCCGAGGATTCATTCCATGCATCGCCATGATATCAATCGCACGTGCCACCTTAGCCGCATACCCTTCTGTGAAGCCCTTCAGAATCTCCAGTTTCTTTTCTTCCGATGCCGTCATGAACTGATTGGACACTCTCGCGCCATACTCAACCACTACAGGCTTAACGATTACAGGAGCAACATTGATCCCACCTGCCGGCTTGGCTTCTCCTTCTCCTACCAGATTCACTTCATTATCCATGGAAAATGTGAAATATTCGTTGCCGGAGAATGATATCGGCGTCTGGCCGCATAACTTAGCGATCGAGCTCTTCCCCTTGACTGTATTAAACATTCCACTTACCACTTCCGCCGGAAACATTGTTCCCATCTGCTGAATTGTTGCATTTGCCATCTTAAATTCCTCCTTTAATCACCGCTTGTCATCGTCTGCAGCATTCCTTTCAATGCCGTAGTGTTTGCATCTTCTTTCGTCACCGGTTTCTCAGGATCCGCCAATGGTGGAACATTACCATTGCTGGCATTCATCAGCTTGTGCAGTGCCTCTGCGTCTTTCCGGATGTCATCCTCCGTGTCGCCCTTGAGCCGGCTTGACATCCCATAAGGCAGGCCTACTTCATGGGCTATTCTCGTTTTAACCGAGTCGGTCTCGTATCCCTTGATCTTGGCATCCCGCTCCGCGATATCCTTATCGTACTTGGATGCCTTTTCATTGGCGGTCGTAAGTGATGCGTTAAGAGTCTTAATCTGATCATCGTAATCCTTCTTGATCTTAGCTACATCATCCGGAGAAGTGTATTTCTCGTATTTTTCCCCTTCTCTCTTCAGCCGCTCTTTCAGCACTGCTTCCAGTTCCTCCTGAGTTGTAATCGGTTTTTCCAAATTTGCCATTTTTTCTCTCCTTTACTCCCACTTAACCCGGTGGTATCGGTGCATTTTTGATATTAAAAAAGACAACCTTTCGGCTGTCCTCTAATATCTTACTTCCTGTTTCTTTTTTTCCTTACTCTCCACCGCCAGCCAGTATGCCAGTATCGCACTGTCAAGCAGCGCTATCTCCATATCCGGTTTTAGCGATTTGTAGCCGAAGCCTCCGCCTCCGATCTGTCTCTTATCGCAGTTTGCTGCGATCTCTTCCAGAGAAGGCTGTCCGTTATGACACAGCTTCTTGCTCTCAATTCCCTGTTCGAATACCGTATTGGCCACAATCACCTCCTTCACTGTCGGCTTGATCAGCTTCCCCAGCTTGTGTTCTTTCATCTCCTCCGCCAGCAGATCCTGCCCTGCTTTTCCGTCGCAGGTCACTTTTTCCTTATCTGCTTTTGCCAGAAAATCCAGAATCCAGCGGTTTCCCTCTCGGATTTGCTTACAACCAAGCGCCTCCACAAAGATCCGCCCGCCTTCTGTCTTCACAGCAACCGACATTGCCACGTTGGCCGCATCGATCCCATATTTGATTCCAACAAAAAGCTTGCCCTTGATGCTGATATCTTCTTTCACCTGCAGTTCCTTCCACTGTGCTCTGCTGATGGCGGACTTCTGGTTATAGCTGATCCATAACCCCAGACGCTGAATGTTGAAATCAATCGCGTCTGTCCCGATCTCATCACGGACTTTTCTCTCATTGAGCTGTGCACCCATGGCCGGATTTGTCTCATACCATGCATCTACATCAAACGGATCCGTCTCCTGCTCTACGGACCATTCCGCCCATCCGGCATTGACGTTGCGATGTCGCAAGGTGTCTTCCCGGTATTTTACGAAGACCGTTCCTGAAGAAACTGCTGTTGGCGGTGTACCGCAGAATAACGTCTGTGGATTGCTGCTGTCCGAAACTACGTACTTCAGCGAAGACTCCTGATCATCCTGATACTCCTGTGCCTCATCGATCACCAGCAGATCATATCCCTCACCCAGACCGCCTTTAGAAGTTCTCGTTCTGAATTCGATTCTGCCACCGTTGCTTAGATAAATATGCTCCTTGCCCATTGCCCGGTATTCCGACTCTATATCAAGTCCAGCAGCTTTCACCGCCGAATAAAGCCGTTCCCATGCGCTGTGAGAGGTTGATGTCCGATGTGCAGTATGCATGATCTTCTCGCTATTCTTCAATCCCCAAAGCTCTCGCATGATCAATATCTCGCCTTTGCCATTTCGGCGCGGCACTTCATACCCATACTTCGTGTGGACCCATAATCCATCCTCATTGATGGCCATAATGTCACATAATTGGAGCTCCTGCCATTCCTGCGGATCTTTGCCTGATTGTCTGTAAAGTTCTGCTGCCTCCTGTCCTTTGGTGTTTTGGTAAGGTAATACCACGGAGCATGTGGGAGTCTGGCGACCACGTCTTGGTGTCTCCATATGCTCCCTCCTTATGTTCCGCTGATCTATGTAAAGCCGCAAGGCATTTACATGCATAATAAAAGGCAACGGTTGTTACCTTGCCTTTATTGATTATCGTGCTCAATTTCCCACATTTTAATTGCCACTTCCGACCATGTGGCTTCTGGTTTCATTTTTAAAAATGCTATAAGTTTTTCCCGATCTTCATCTTTCGTCATGGATGCTGCAACTGCTAAACAGCTATCTCTATTTTGAAATCGTTCCGCTATTATTTTTATCAAACTATTTTCAAGAGTTTCCCTCATCAAGTATTTCCCTCCAATTAGTTCCATATAATTCCGATAAGACTTCATCTACAGTGTCTCTATACGGGATAATAGGTTTTTTGTCATATATTTTATATTCGTTATGACCCTTGTTTACAGCCATATAGATATAATCACCTATAGATTTTTTAACAAATGCATTTGCCTTTTCCTCTGCCGTAAGCCAGTTGTCGAATTCCTCATAAACATGTTCTTTTTCAGCTTTCGTCAGTCCCGGATACTCTGGCAGCCTATTCCAATATTCGACTGCTAGCGCGTATTCGCTGGGTGGCATATCTTCTAACTTGAATCTGGCATGTGGAAAAAGTTCTTTCAATCCAAACAGTTTTCTTTCCTCTATTGTAGCATTTTTGCCCTGATTACGCCACATCTTTGTGTGCGCATTCTGCCTCGCCCCGTTTCCCGGATCATATTCCACATTACAACGACAATCCCGATGCCTGCGCCAAACGTCATTGCCTGTATTGCTTACGCTCTCATAGTCATATACGCCCGCCACAGCCAGACACCATGCACAAGCACCTGCATCCGCTGTCCGGACAATTTTGGGACTAAGTCCTGACTTTTGGTGAAAACCAGCATTAGCTCTCACAGAATCTGTTACAACACTCTGTGTATAATTGATAATTGCAGAAAGTAATTGATGTTCCACATCATCATATGCCGGAGCATTTGATGCCAGCTCTACAATGCCATCAATTTTATCTGTATTGATTTCCGGCACCTGAGCCTTAATGCCAATGCCTGCTGCCTTGTTAAGATTCTCCTGTACAACTTTGGCTATTTCTGATACCTGCTCGTAGTTATTTCCCAGCGACGGCGGCAGAATTCTGTTTGCTATGTTATAATACATCCGCCCATTCGGCAAAATGTCTGAAGAAACATTCTGATGTAGTACGTCCGCCAATATCTCCCCAGTTCGTGCAGCATACTCGTCCGCCTGCTTGTATGTACCCTTGCCATCTCTTATTTGCTGGCGGATCGTTTCCAGTACCTGATCTCCGGCATACCTTTTATCAAATTCTGCTTGTATGGTCGTAAGTAATGCCTGTGCAATGTCTTCCATTGACTCACTCCTTATTCTGCAATGTTTGACTGTGCCGGAAATGGTGTGCTGCTCGGGGCTATGCCAAGCATATCCTGCAGATTATCCGCGCCAAAATATCCCGGTGCTGCTGCCATCAGTTTTTGTATGCCATCGCCTACCGCCGAGAATGCAGAGAAATCCGGGGCAAATATCGGCTCCCATGCCGGCTTTGTCATATACAGCTGTCTGCGCTCATAAGCATATCTATCTCGCAGGCACGCGGCCAGATATCCGACATTGAGAAAACCGGATCCAAATGTGCGCTGTGCCTTTCTGGCTGTAAGCCTTAAATTCTCATGTGCCGCTGCTATGGCATCAGCGCTGGATGGATTTTCTGTCGCAAATCCCAGATCGTCCAATGTCAAACCGGTTTCCCCGGCAAATAGAGAAGCGTACATTCGGAGCTGACTTATACTTGGCTCCATGCTCATCTGAGGAAAACTACCAACATTCGGCTTGTCCCCTTCATCATCCTTGGTTATTTCAAGCAGTGCGGATATTGTTGCTTTCCATTTGTCCATCGGATCTTTATCCTGACTTGTTCCGACTACATACTTTTGTGGGAAGGAATAAAACTCCGCAGATACATCGGTCCTTGTAATCGTGTCCCTCGCTTTATTCATGATATTCATGCACGCGCGGCTGATCCTGCTGTGTCCAAACGGTCGTCTTGCATCCGGTCTGTATATGATTGGGACAAGCAGCGGAGCAGGTGCATCGTTTTTGACTGTATACACATATTTTCCAGCTTCGTAGTAGTACGTCCTGCCCGGCGTAAAGTACGCCTCTAACTCAGCCTTATCATTTTGATCCCGCTTCAGAACTGTATAACCTTCCGTCAACAGACCTGTTATTGGATCAATCTCGCCAGTTGCGTTATATCCATCAATCACCTGCAATCTCGGATATCCTGTCTGATCCGGAGAAATGTACACAAAAGAGCATGCTGAGATCAGTGCGGATAAAATAGCCGCATCAAACAGAACATCGGGATTATTCATCTGGAATATCTGATTAAGTTCAAAGTTATCCTCTTTAAACTCGCGGAAAACCAGTCGATCTGCCATAGTATCTACTGCTCTGCCGCACCAGCCCAGAACTGATTGATATGCATTTTTCATTTCAATCGGGATCAACGGTGAAGGATCCAGTCTTACATTCTTCATCTCGTAATAGGCATACCGTTTCAGTACTCTTTCTCGCTTCGTGGTCAGTTTGTTTCTGAGATAGTCGCAACCCTTGTATTTAGCCATTTTCGCTAGTCTCCTGTTTTAGCGTGTGTTTTTTTTCGTAGTTACGGCGGGATGAAGTCACAAGCCCCCTCCACCAGGGTCCCCCGCCCCCCCTTACTGTGCTCTGTAACTTGTCCAATCCAAAGACCACGGCAGGGTCTGATTTCCAACTGCTTTTTGGTTCTCTTCTTCTGACTTTTGTGTCATATTAAGCTTGTCTGACTTCTGTCTGTTACAGGTCCAATGGGCCAGCTGTAAATTATTTATGTCGCTTGGATGCCCACCTTTCGCTATTGGAATAATGTGATCAATACATGGTGACAACGGATGCGGGAACTTCTTGGTAAAGTCCACCGGCATTCCGCAGATTCCACATAAGGACTGTGTTGCATATATCTTTTTCTTGTTTTTCTCAAAGGCTCCTCTATGGGTGCCGTTTTGGTCAGGTCTTTTCTTCGCTGTGGGCATGGGGTTTCTCCTACTTGTATAACCCGGGGTGGTATCAATTGCGGAGGGCATTTCCAAACAAGAGAAGAGCCTTGAAACAGACTTTTCTGTTCCTTGGCTCTTCTCTTTGATGATACCATCATAGCACACTTGACATGAAAAAACGTGCCATCTTTTATCTTTTTATAAAATTTCTCCAAGGTACCGTCCTACTTGACTTATTATTTTTTTGATGATCCTCTTCATCTGCCGTGTACTGTAGTCTGTGCCAGTCATTCTGTCGTATGGAACGTTTTTTCTTTGCCGGCGCCAATATCTCTCTCTCATCACCTTCTGTTCTTCCGGACGAAGACCATTATAAACAAACTCAATCGCTTGAATCTCCTTCTTGAGCTTGTCCGCATAAACACTAGTCATCTTCAGCGCTTTGGCTTCTGTGACGGACTGAGGCTTGCTGTAGTCATCAGTACTGCTGCCGAGATATTCATCACTCTGCGTGGAGCTCATGATGTCTGATATGTATTCCTCATATTCCCGCTTTTTATCCGGATAACGGCGGATGATGATCTCTATTATGTGCCAACTGTCACGTTCAATTTTCATCCCTACTCCCTCCTGAACATCTTAGTGATTGCTTTACACACGGCAATTAAAACGCAACTAAATATAAATGCTGCCAGCAGCACTGCTATCATTAATACAATCATGGTTAACACTGTCAGTAATGTCTTTATCATTTATCCTTCCTCCTTTTTGATCTTATTAAAAGTGCTAGTTTCACTTGTTCAGTGTCTAGTTTCAGACACATATCAACGAATTCTTCATCTGACATAGTCTGAATACGTTCAATAGTGTATTTCATAATCCTTTGCGCTTCTTCCAACGTATGCCTCATTGCTTCTGCTGCGCGTATTACCATATCTTTATATGAAATATTAATATTTCCAAACAAGCGTTGGACTTCTTGCTTTTTTCTTTTCTTCTTTGCCTGTCGTTTGTTCATTTTCTGCGTTACCTCCCGCTCTTCCAAATCAGTTGTTTTCCACAGTGCCCGCAGTTGGTATGCGGCTTCACCGGATGCGCGCATCCCGGGCATATGTACTCATTAAAAGCTTTTTTCATAAATAGGCTGTTTGTCCAGCATAATGCTCTTGTCCGGTGTTGTACTCATACGCATGCTTTGATACTGACCGTAGGTCATGCCTGCTGCCGCGGCTTCTCGCACCGTTCAAACTTTCTAATGTTCTTGCTTCCAGCTTTTATTCGCCTCCATCTTTGCTCCACAATTTGGGCAATAGTTTGACTTATCAATATATGTGCTTTTCCCACATTCTGAACACTCATAATAGCCTTTATATATCCACCGCCCCATCTTCGGTTGTGGTGTGACGGAGGTCATACTTTGTATCATAGCCTTAAATTGCTTCCTTTCACTTAATTGTGCTGAATATCTTGTGTATGCAGGATTAACACACGTATGCAATCCATTGCCTAAACTTGACGGTGTATCTATTACACGGTCTCTTGCCAACCGTTCCTGCTCAGTCAGAATATTCAACACCGCCCGTCTTCTGATAGCATCATCACAAGGCTGTTGCTCTAAAGCCTTGATAATAGTTTCAGTCAGATCATCCTGCATCGTGTGGTCACAATAAGAATAGTTTACACATTCCTCACAAACCTCTGAATGATAATCACTATTTGCTTTCAAACAATACAAAGCCAATTTTCTTTCTTCTTCTGTCATTCTTCCACCTCCAAATCTGTCTCCATCAAATACATGGTTGGCTGAATCTTCTTGAATCCCATCTTTTCGTACACATGAATCGCTCTAGCATTATCTGCATTGACCCAAAGGCAGTTGCATCCATACTTATCTTTCAGCATCTTAACTATTTTCTGCCCATAGCCTTGATTTTGATATGGCTCATAAATTGAAAGCCTTGACAACATTTTGCCTTTAATTTCAATTTCCGCACAACCTATTTTGCAACCATCAGCAAACAATTCAATCTCTTGATATAACTCGTTCTCTTTTAATTCAATCTTCATTTTTCTCCTCCAAAAGCACCTTTCCTTGAATCTCTCCAATAAGCTGTTTAAGTCCAATAGGCATCTGATTATCTTTCTTCTTCCGCTCTGCCATATCCTCAGCCCTCCCGGATTGCCTTTTTAAGAATTTTGACGATCAGATCAGTTGTTTCATCAGGTATGTCATAACCTCCCATACCTGCAGATACGACCAACTCGCACCCGTTCTCCAGATCAGCAACCAAATGATTTAAAAAGTCCTTTTCATCCGCTCCCAGCTCAAAATCGGTGGAATCTTTACACAGCCGCACAAAGTCCGGCTTGGATTTCTCCTGGATTTCCTCCATCAGATCATAGATTTCGTGCGTATACACCGGATGCCCTATGATATCCTCCAGATACTTATATACGTGCATGGTATCTTTCCCGGCACACATCACCACACCGGTGTACGCTTCCACTATTGCACATTCACGTTTTGTCATTGAGTACCCTCCATTCCGTAGACGGTGCATGATACATTCTTCCATCGTCCGTCCTAACCATTGTTTGCTCAGCACAGGCAGTCGGGAAATACTTCTTGACCACTATTCCGACAACGCCTGATGTTCCACATATAACTCTGTCACCTACTTTAATCATGTCATCCCTCCGTTTTATTTAGCTTAATGGCATTCAGCAGCTCTTCCGGCATCACGACACTTTGAAACTGTCTGTATATGTCTGTAAAAAACTCAAGGGCCGCCTGCCGCGCTGCCGGTGTCGTGACATACGTCCGGCTCAACACCTTGCCGCTGTGAGTCACTCCTGCCACTTCTACCAATCCGGCGCGGAGAAGC